CATAATATAATTAACCATGTCTAGGTTATCTTCGATATTTTGAGATTGTTCTTTTTCAGTCATTAGGTCTTCCTAGATCTTCCCAGAATTTTTCACGACCCATTTGGTCTGTTTCTTTTATTTGTCCGCCGTCAGTTTGTATTTTCTCGGACGGCTCTTTCGATTCTATCATAAACTTCTAGCCCCATATTATTTTTATAATTGCAAGATAAGCAATATAGATAAATTATATCATTTGAATCTAGGTTGGGCATTAGAAGGCCCTGGTCTATTGGACATTCCAATTTAGACACAAGGCCTTCCTCTGCTAAAGCCAAGTATTTAGATACTGTTTGTATCTTCAACGACTTTCTCCATTCCTATTGGTTAGGGAACTTCGCTAACCACTCTTTCATCGCCCCTGTTTTCATTGACGACCATGAACTCCAGTCATTTCCGCCCTGTGTCATGTAATACGTTATCTCTGCGTTTACTACGGGATCAAATAAAAGTATATTTGACCTCAGTTCGAATTTCTCTTTCCGATCAATGCCGAGTTTTCCCAACATATTAATCTGAAAAATTCCGTAGGAACTGTCTCCAGTATTCCTGTTACCATTGTAAGCTAGTGGTCTAGCATTAGACTCTGTCTTAGCAATAGCCCAAGCCGTTTTAAGGGCTTTTCCTTCAAAACCTACAGCTTTGAGGAGTTGTATTAACTCTTTATCTGTAAGCATCTCCGAAGGCTTGTATACAGTGTTGCTGAATTTTTCCAGCGTTTCTTTTTTCAGTTGTTCTGTTTCTTTTTTCTCTACAACCACTTCTGATTGCAGAGCATTTGCTTGACTTTCCATCGTTGATGGCTGGACACCAAATAGAAATAATGTTATCATTCCTATATGCACCCAACTATGAGCAACTTCGCTCAAGCGTTGTTTGATATTCTCCATGGGCATTTCCTCCTATAGAGATAACGAACTATAATAATAGCATTGTCAGCAAATAACTGTCAAGCTAGTTGACTAGGATTTTAATGCGTATTTCTTTGTATGTTCCACGTTCTGGATTAAATCCGTCTGTAGGATTTGGGTATGCTGCACAAAATATAGTTAATTCTTTACATAAATTAGGTCATGAAGTTAGATGGTCAGATCCTAAAGCTCAGATACAATTAAACTTTACACAACCTCAACATTTTAAGTTACACAAGAATCAATATCAAATTGGATACACCCCTTGGGAATCTACTGGAATGCGTAGAGACTGGGTTGATACATATAATAATTTTTGTGATGAAGTTTGGGCAACATCTGATTGGAACGCACAGGTATTTAAAGATAATGGCGTAAATAAAGATATAACAGTTTATCCACATGGTATAGAAGATATTTGGAAACCATACAAAAGAAAAGTAGATGACGTATTTAGATTTTTGCACATAGGTGAACCTGCGCCAAGAAAAGGCGGGGAGAATGTACTAGAAGCTTTTACGAAGTTATTTGGCAATAATCCTAAATACAGATTAACAATCAAAGCACATCATTCACATACATTGAGATACTATGATAAGTTTGGTAATGCAATTATGCCAAATGAAAAGTATTCAAATATATCTATCATTACAGATGAATATGATGTCCAAAATCTTGTAAATCTTTATCATACCCACCATTGTTTGCTATATCCAACATGGGGAGAAGGATTTGGCTTTATTCCTTTACAAGGACTTGCAACTGGTATGCCAGTAATAACAACTTATCCATGGGCACATTATGAAAAGTATATAGGACCGTTAAAGTTAAAGTCTAAACTCACAACTGAGACTTTGCCTAAAGCAATTGGCGACCCACATGTTGGACAAATGTTTAAGCCAGATCAAGAACATTTAGAAAAGCAAATGCTAGATGTTACAGAAAACTTTAGAGCATATTCTGGATATTACTATGCCCAGTCGACTGAAATTCATGATGAATACAATTGGATTAAGTTGACTAAGAATGCTTTTAGTCATTTAGAAGAAAAATTTTAAAACCCCTTCCCACTCTAAATAAAGTTTGGTAGAATTGGTATCTATTCATTTTTTTTAATTAACCCGCAAGGCGGAGAAGGAGTTTTACACGCAAAATGTCAAGAACTATTGAAAACCCATATGAGAACTTTATTGCATTATCAAGATATGCAAGATGGATTTCTGCAGAAAATCGTCGAGAGACATGGGGTGAAACAGTAGATAGATATTTTGCGTTTATGCTAGATCATCTTAAGCAAAACTATAACTATACTCCAGAACCTGAGTTCGTAGAAGAAATTAAAAATGCTGTATACGATAGAAATGTAATGCCATCAATGAGAGCAGTAATGACTGCTGGTCCTGCTCTCGATAGAGACCATGTTGCAGGGTACAACTGCTCATTTGTTCCAGTTGACTCACCACGTTCTTTTGATGAAACAATGTATATTCTTATGTGTGGAACTGGTGTTGGATTCTCTGTTGAGTACAAGTATGTTAATAAACTTCCTGCCGTCCCAGAATCATTTGAGAAGTCAACAACTGTAATAGTTGTAGAAGATTCAAAGACTGGTTGGGCAAAGGCTTATCGTGAACTTCTTGCAATGCTTTGGGCGGGACAGATTCCAGCAGTAGATGTTTCAAAGCTTCGTCCAGCAGGTGCACGTCTTAAGACAATGGGAGGTCGCTCTTCAGGTCCACAACCATTAATTAATCTTTTTGATTTTACAATTGCAAAGTTTAAGGGTGCAGCAGGTCGTCAGTTGAAGCCTATTGAAGCTCACGATATAATGTGTAAGATTGGTGAAGTTGTAGTTGTTGGCGGAGTTCGTAGATCTGCAATGATTTCTCTGTCTAATATTAATGATATTGAAATGGCAGCAGCAAAGTCTGGTAATTGGTGGGAAAACAATTCACAACGTGCATTATCAAATAACTCAGTCGCATATTCTCGCAAGCCAGAGATGGAGCAGTTTATTGCGGAATGGAAGAATTTATATGACTCAAAATCTGGTGAGCGTGGCATATACAATGTTGCCGCTGCTCAAAAGCAGGCAGCAAAATGGGGACGCAGAAGCGAAGAAATCCATTATGGAACTAACCCATGCTCAGAAATTATCCTTAGACCTTATCAGTTCTGTAATTTATCCGAAGTTGTAATTAGAGAACACGACTCTAGAAAAGATATTCAAAACAAAATTAGACTAGCAACAGTTCTTGGAACATGGCAGTCCACACTCACAGACTTTAAGTACCTTCGTAAGATCTGGAAAGATAATACAGAAGAGGAAAGGCTGCTAGGTGTTTCAATAACTGGACAATTTGGGCATGAGTTCATGTCTGGAAAACAAGATTTGGAAGGACTTGGGCAGTTCTTAAATGATATGAGAGACTATGCTCGTGTAACAAACAAAGAGGAATCTTCAAAGATCGGAATTAATGAGTCTGCAGCAATTACATGCGTTAAGCCTTCAGGAACTGTTTCACAGTTGACTGGCGTATCATCAGGAATGCATGCATGGCATTCTCCATACTATATCCGCACAGTTCGTGGGGATAAGAAGGATCCACTATCAACATTCTTAAAGGAAGTAGGAATTCCTGTAGAAGATGATGTAATGAAGCCAAACGACACATATGTGTTTTCATTTCCTGTAAAAGCACCAGAAGGTGCAATTGTTAGAGATGATCTTACAGCTATTGATCATCTAAATACATGGCTTGTATATCAGCGTGAATGGTGTGAGCATAAGCCATCTATTACTGTATCTGTAAAAGAAGATGAATGGATGGAAGTTGGTGCTTGGGTCTATAAGCATTTTGATGAGGTATCAGGTATTTCATTCCTACCGCATTCAGATCATTCATATAAGCAAGCTCCATATCAAGAAGTTACAGAAACAGAATACTTAGAGCTTCTTGCCAAGATGCCGTCTTCAATTCGTTGGGAAGATTTATCTTTCTATGAAACAGAAGACGGAACAAGCGGAACACAGACGCTTGCATGTACCTCAGATGGAAATTGTGAGATTGTAGACATTTCCGCTTAATAGGTATATAATAAGAATTGGGGAAACCCAAAATTCCTGGGCATAGGGCCCAGAAATAGGAGGATCTTATGACAAAAGAAGATCTAAACAATGATGGAAAGGTAACAATGCAAGAGAAAATTCTAGCAGCGTTAGCAAGCTATGGTCGTCACTTTCTAGGTGCAGCCATTGCTCTTTACATGACTGGAAACACTGACCCAGGAGATTTAATTAAGGGTGGTATTGCAGCATGCCTACCAGTTATCCTGAAGGCACTAAATCCAAACGAGCCTGCATTCGGGTTCCAGAAGAAGTAATAACTTAATAAGCAGTTAGGACTGCTCCTATGCTAAAATGAGCATAGGAGTTTTCCTATTTTAAGGAGATTTTGAGCAAATGGCAGGACAAAAAAATTGGGAAGTAGATCAGAATACTACTTTTAGCTTTACCATCGAATATAAAGATCCAGATGGTAATGTAATTGATCTTACAGACTGTTCTGCAAAAATGCAGGTTCGTGATACTAAAGGCGGAAGTAAATTAGCATTTACTCTAACCTCACCAGTTGGTGGAATTTCAATAGATGAACCAAATGGAAAAGTAACCGTTAAAATGACTCCAACTCAGACTAACAAGCTATTCTATCCAAAGTCCTCATACGACTTGATGCTTACAGATAGCAATTTAAATAAAATAAAGTTGCTAGAGGGATTTATTACTCTTAGCAGATCGGTGACAATTTAATGCCTATAGCTAATAACAATAATAATCCAACTGTAATAGTTACAGAACAAGTAAATAAGGTTGTAGTAAATTCAGTTGCTCCTCAAGGACCTCGTGGTAAAACAATTCTTAATGGAACAGGTGCACCAGCAGATAATCTTGGGGTAGAAGGTGACTTTTACTATGATAAAAATACTACTAAGTTCTATGGTCCAAAGCCAACCGATATTTCTTGGGCAGGAGCAAGTTCATATTATTTGAACGCAAGCACTACCTATACCTGGGAAATTAGTCAGGTTATAAATAATGGAGATGGCTCATATTCTTTAGAAATAGAGCATAATATGGGAATCCATCCAAATGTTACCGTCAAAACAAGCGGTGGACATATATTAGAAACAGGAATAGACTATAATAGTCTTAATAAAATTACACTGATTATGGCACAACCATTCTCAGGGACAGCGTACCTGTCTTAAGGGAGTATAGAAAATGGCAAGATTATTTGTAACGAGCATTGATCTCAATAAAAATGAGCTCAAGAATGCTAAGATCCATAATTTACCAGCCGCACCCCTAGACCCAACACTTGGTCAGATTTACTATGATACTACATCAAATAAGATGTACTATTACAATGGACTATCTGCTCCAGACGGTCCATGGATTGCAATGTCTGGATCCGATGAGGTTATCCAAGATGTTGTCGATGAAGCTTTCGTAGCTGGCTACGGTTTATCTAAGAATTATGTTGATGATCCAGATGGTAAGGTCACATTTGAGATTGATACAACAGAGACAGCAGATCTTACAACTGCACAGATTTTAACCAACAAGACAATTGGCGATAATTTAACCTTCCAAACTGATGGTGCTGCAAGCACAATTGGGGCAGAGGGAGATAGCCTTAATATAGTTGGAAATGCAGATGTAGATGTAGTTGCAATGAGCGGAAGCGTTACTATTGCGGCATCTACAGATATCGTATTATCTACACCTGCACAGGCAAAGGTTGGCACAGATGTAATTGTTACAGAAAATGCCGCTCAAGAATTAACAAATAAAACTTTAACATCTCCAAATGTAAGCGGACTTAATTTAACAGATTCTGCAATTACATTTGAGGGGTCAACAGTAGATGGAAATCACACAACACTTCAAGTAACAAATCCTACTACTGATCGTGAGATTACTCTGCCAGATGCTACAGGTACAGTAGCTCTTGTAGAAAATAAGCTACATGATTTTGCACTTGCCACACAGTCAGTAGATTTAAATAGTCAAAAGATTGTAAATCTTGCAGAGCCAGTAGATCCTCAAGATGCAGCAACAAAGAATTATGTTGATGCAGCAGTTGCTGGTTTAACATGGAAGAGAGCAGTACACTTAGCATCTACAGTAAATGTTGATTTGTCTGTAGATCTTGTTGGAACTGTAATTGATGGACACGATCCACTTTCTCTTTCTGATGTAGGATATCGAATCCTTTTAGCAGGTCAAACAACTGCTTCTGAAAACGGTATTTATGAGTTAGCTAATCAGGGCGGAATCCTAGTAGCTAATAGAACAACAGATGCAGATACTGTAGCAGAACTTAAGGGCGCAGCAGTATTTGTAATGGAGGGAACTTCACATGGTTCTACTTCATGGGTACAAGCAAACCACTACCTAACAGATTTATCTGGACAAACATGGGAACAATTTGCTGGTGCTTCTGACTATACAGCAGGCGACGGTCTTGTTGCTGACGGAAATATATTTAAAGTCGGTCAAGGACTTGGTATCAGCGTAACAGCTAACGCTGTAGCAATTGATACAAATGTAACTGCTCGTAAATATTCAGCAATTATTGGAAATGGTGTAGCTACATCATATTCAGTAGTACACAACCTAGACAATCAATTTGTGAATGTTCAGGTTTTCCAAAACTCATCACCATTTGCTCTAGTAGAGACAGATGTTGAATTAACTTCACCAACTCAGGCAACTGTTAAATTTGCAGTAGCGCCAGGATCCAACGAGTATATAGTCGTAATAGTTGGATAGGAACTTAAATGTCTGTAAGAAGATTAGTTCCTTTACACGCAGTAGAATTAACTGAAGATCCAGCATTTGAGGTATCCTCTCGTGGTGAAATTTATTATAACTCTGTTGCAAACGAATTAAGAATATTTGATGGTTCTGCATGGGGTCCTGTTTCAGGAGCTATAACTGGACTATTAGACCATATTCATACATATGATGGAGCAATTTATTCTGTAGAGAGCACTCAAGTTCCTGCATCTGGAGTTATTGACGGCGGTACTCCATAATGGCAGTTAAGATAAGAATCAAAAGAGGAACTACTGCACAGTGGAATGCCTCTACAACTGCATTAACACCAGGTGAACTTGGATATGACTTAGAGACCAAAGTAATTAAAATTGGTGATGGAACAACTCTTTGGAATAACCTAGATCCATTAAATAAGTTTGAAGTTGGAGAAATTGCACAAGATGCAATTTATTCTGCTCTTACTGATTTTGTATCAGTTGGACCAAATATAACTGTAACATATGACGATCCAGAAAATATAATTATTTTAGATGTTGGTCCAAATGTTGTACTGCAAGATAATTTAACAAATGCTATATCTGCGCTTTCATCTGTTTATGAACCAGTAGGTTCAGTAGCAGGAGCTCTTGCCGCAGCTAATGAATATACTGATATTGCAATATCAGGATTAGGTAATCAAATTGGAGAAGACTATATCCCAATTTCATTATTAGGAAATCCAGATGGAGTTGCACAATTAGATGAAAATGGATTTATTCCAGACTCACAGATTCCTTCTGGAATAGCAAGAGATTCTGAATTATTTAGCGGATCATATAATGATTTAACAGACAAGCCAACAATTGCTTTGGGTGCAGTTCAATGGACTGCAAATCATTATCAATTAGAAGGCGGAGCAAATACAAGATATTTAGCTGGAGACATTGTTTGGGACGGCGGTAATATTTATGTAGCAAACTTTGACAATGAAAGTCTACCTACAACAAATGCAACATAT